GCCAGTATATCTTTTGTGTACCTAGTTATTTCTGCCATGTCCATTGATAGATTCTCATACTCCCTAGCCGATAAGGAGTAGAAAGCTCTTGGTGGTGCGTTCCCTGCTGACAAACTATCTAAATACTCTTGCATAGTAGTAGGCGTTAAAACCTCCCAATCTACATTTGTAAGACTCATCGGATAAGGCAAAGGTGGATGATATATAGGTGATCTTTCGGCTATAGTTTTGACTTGAACAGGTTTGACGGCCTGTTGAAAAGTAGAACAACTAGCTAAAAAAATTGATAAACTAATTAGTGCTAGGTTTTTCATTTGATTTTTCTGGGTTACTTAATCTTTCTAATTCAGCTATAACTCTAGCTGAACCTCTATTTATCCTTCTTTGCATATCTTCTGGATTGGCTAAAGCAGATTCGTCTAGGTCTAAGTTTGCAAATGTTTTTCGTAATTTGTTTACATTTTCCATAGCCTTTTTATTTTCTGCGGCTAGTGTATTCATTTGTTGTTGTTGTTGTTTTGCTTGTTCTAAATGTTTTTCTATTGCGTCATTTTGTTTTTGTATCTCTGTTTCTAAAATTAATTGATTGCCTTTGAGGGTGCTGATCTGATCCGCTTGATAATCTATGTACCAGGCTGATCCAGCAATTGATATTACTAACAGTCCGCCTAATATTATTGATAACTTTAATCCCATGTATATATTTTTAAAGGCTCACTTATACCTTTTACCTCTATTGGTTTTAATGATTTTAGCTCAAAACCACAATTTTTTGCAGTCTCCTCTGCAATAATTAAATTTTTGCCTACAGTCTTACAACTAGATTCGCACCTTGCTGCAATGTTTACAGCAGAACCGATGGCTGTGTAGTCAAATCTAGTAGACGATCCACAGTTTCCAATCACAGCCTCCCCAGTATTAATTCCCACGCCTATTTCAACACCAATACTAGAAGATTTAAAAGCACCTTGTATTTCTTTAGCACACATGACGGCTGCTCGTTCATGATTATCTAAGTCTATAGGTGCATTAAATATAGCAAACATAGCATCACCTATGTACTTGTCTATCATGCCACCATATTTTTTAACAGCCTCAGATTGTATAGTCAAAGCCATATTCATAATTGTAATCACACTTTCAGGATCCATACTTTCGCTCATTGCAGTAAACCCTCTTACATCAGTAAATAAAAATGTGCATCTTTTTTTCTCACCACCTAACTTCAACAATCCAGGATCTTTTTGCAGAGCTTTGACCTGTCGTGGATCTAAATAATGCTCAAATTGTTTTTTAATTTGCTGTCGTAGTTTGTATTGTTCTCTAAAACGTAAATAGAAAGCTACTGTGGCTGTAATAAATTGTGACACTAAAGCCCAAGTAACATCTACTAAAATACCTTTTTGTATCGTGGTAACTCCATAAAAAGCTGTAGATACAAACACTAGAGCAAAGAATGACACCCCCCATGTAATACCAAAAACATTTAATACAAGCCAAACGAAAACTAATGAAAACAAAAATATTAGTAATTCCAAAGCTAATGAATAGTCAGGTATATAAGGACTATCTTGTATAAGTATAGATTCAGCTAGAGCTGCTTGTATTTTATGTGGTTCTAACAGACCTACTGGTGTGGCAAGTTGGGGCATAATACCTTTTGCAGTAAACCCTACGAATACAAATCTGTTTTCTACATCCATTTCTGCTAACGATGTTTCACGTGGAACAACCCAAGAAACCCATTTTCGTCCTAGACTATCTGTTTTTACTGGAGGCAATCCTTTTACTCTGACTTCTTCTACACCATTATCATTCGTTTTTATAACGTAGGTATCTGCCCCAGCTAAAACTTTAAGAACTTCCGTACCGTATGAAGATACCCAACCATCAGTAGTACGCATAAGTAAAGGTAGTCTACGTATTAAGTTATCGGCATCTGTACGAGCAACTGCTATACCTTGACTAGCGTTGTATTTTAAAATGTCTATATTTTGTATTACACCTGTTGCCATCATGCCACCAGTATCTTCTGGTCCCAAAATAACAGTACCAGATGTAGGTGGATACTCACCTTCACCTTCAAACATGGCTAAAACACTTGGAGAAAATTTCAAAGCCTCCGTAAACTCAAAGTCCCCACCAAACCTATCAGGTTGTGGAAAAGCCATAACCCAACCTACACCCATAGCTCCTTGTCTTAACAAATTGATGTGTATTTGAGCTAATGTTTGTCTTGATAAAGGATAACCACCTTCATTAGCTATATCCTCTTCTGTAATATTTAAAACTACGAAATTGCCTGATTCTTGTTTCTCTTGTATAAAACTATCAAAAGTTTTTAATTTTAATATTTCGTAGGCTACTGGTTGAAAATAATAAACAGACCCTAGTGCTGTAAATAAACTTAAAAATATAATAGTTTTTTTCATCCAGACCCTTGCTTAATAGTTATAGTGGTTGAAGAACCACCATTCACTTTAACTGTATTTGATACTCCGTCTTGTACTAAGATAATAGTATAGCTTTGAGAACCGTCTAATGACAGTCTTGCACTTTGGCTTACGGATCTGATCATACTTATGTTTTGGCCTGATACTATAGTTGTAATCTGTGTGTCTTTGTCTTGACCTATATCTGTACCAGTAATACGTATGCCTACACCGCCCTGTTTTAGCTGATCCTCTTCTTTAGATATTGCTAAAGCATCTATAACATTAAGTAAATCCTCAAGAAAGTTTACGTCTAAATAATTTATATCTAGTTCAGTGAATTCAAGATCAGCCTCTGTATCTAGAAAATCTTCATTAAGAAAATCAATATCTAGATCATCAAAATCTAAATAATCTACTGTCGTTTTTGATTGTGTCTCTTCTGTTTGTCTTTCTGTTTCCTCTGGTGGATTGACAATTAACATATTATCAATCAAATCTAGCGATATATCTAAAGTAACAGGCTTGGTAGGGTTGTTTTCATATACAGATACGGTTGTTGCTTGGTATGGTTTGTTTAAAGTAACACTACCAGATGCTGTCGATACCAATATCTCACCACTAGATATACCGTTTTCATCTGGCAATAGTATGACAAGAGATCTTCCTAACTCGTCTACAGTACAAGTAAAATCAGTACCTCTAATTGCTATATCAGCGGTAGGAGTCTTAATAGATATGTTACTTTTGTTGTTAAATTTACCAGTAATAAAACGAGCAGTACCACTAGCAAATTTAAGTGCCATCTTTGATTTAGATGGGTCTGGATCGTAGATGTATTCGTCTATAACCAGCTTAGAATGTTCAGTTAATTTTACTGTAGAAGAATCTTCAAAGGTTATAGCAACTCTGCCCGCTTCTGTACGGACATCATCCATTTGTTGTATATCAAACTGTAATTCAGCTCCGTAAGCTTTATCTCTGAGAACTTGTGCGTTGCCTCTAACTTCTGAAATAGAGCCTATTTCAACAGACGAATGAAGTAGTTGAGTCTGACTGAGTAACGCAAACAGTACCGTTAGAGCCAACAGATGTAATTTTAAGCCAATCATTATCTGTAGTAGACTCCTGATCTATGTTAAATGTTCTTGTACTGCCCGTATGATCTAAGTAAAAGTAACCACCAGCGTATCCATCGCCATCATAGGTTATTGTATTATCACTACCATCTATATCCATATAGTTTGTAGCACCATCGACATCGATACTAGATGTAATACTATTGCCTGAACCTTGTACTATCCAATCTAAATCAAGGTTTGCAGCCAATGCTGTCATCGCATGGTTTAATGTGGCTGTGTTTGTGTTACCTGTAAATTGAACATTCACGTTAGAACCATCTGCCCCTGTAGCGTTTGTTTCATCTGTACTCATGTTAAACGTATTGGTATCACCTATAAAGGAAAAGTAACCTGTGTAGTTATCTGCCCATATATCACCAAGAAATTTATTAGTGTTACCTTTTTGTAAAATATCTAAAGTCATACTTGTACCATCTAAATCTAACGGTGTCATATTAGAAGCACCAGCTGTTGCATCAGCACCACCTATGATATTACCGCTACCGTTAACTTGTTCTATATCTAGATTAGATGTAGCACCTGACTGATCTATAAATATTTCATTGTCTGCACTTAATAAATGCAAAGATAAAATTAACAAACCAAACCCAATTAAAATCGCCTTGAAAAGTTCAAGAACTTGTTTTCCAGTATCCTTGTTCATATCCTTCCTCTATTGTTTGTAAAACAGCCGTCTCGATAGCCATCTGTAAAGCAATATTTATAGACTCATTTTCTACTATACCGCTCTCTATTTCAACTAATTCGGTGTTGTTTGCATAAAATCTGAACACATCAGAAGATACAGATGCACTCAATATTGACTTAGTTACTAAGACTTCAATTAAAATTTTACCTGTACTTACTGATACTGTACGCAAAGAAATAGTAACCGAGTCCTGTCTGTATTCTTTTGAAGCACCTATACCTAAGTATCTTGCACCAGCTCCTCCTGATTTCATGTTAGTTTCGTAACCTACAACACCACCCTCCATCAATAGTCCAGCAAACAGTAAAGGTTTTACCTTTTGTTTTTCATCAAAGTTTTCTCTGGTAGTACGTATTATTTGTCTCTCTTTAGTTAAATTATCTAAACCCTTGCGTTCTACTACATC